CTTCTAATTACGCGGACGACATATTGACGACTTCGGCAAATACACACATTGCCGCCGACGACTTGCAAAAATATTCCTACGCGCTGAATTTCATTGACGGCGATTTGAACACGCTGACAAAGACCATGAAGAAGAATACGCAGATCATGGACGACGCGCGAAACGGGAACGCGGAGTATTCCGCGGCGTATGACAAGCTGGGCGTTTCTGTTACCGACGCGAACGGAGAGTTGCGCAACGGGCAAGATGTGTATTGGGAAGTCATTGACGCGCTGGGGCAAATCGAAAATGAAACCGAGCGGGACGCGCTGGCAATGACGCTTTTAGGAAAATCCGGCACGGAGCTAAACACGATCATTGACGCGGGTTCGGAAGCCTTCAAAGCCTACGGAGAAGAAGCGGAGGCAATGGGCGCAGTAATGAGCGACGAAGCGTTGAATTCGCTTGGGTTGTTCAACGATAAATTGCAAGTGCTAAAGGCGGGCATGGGCGGCTTGAAGAATTCGGCGGCCTTGATTGCCCTTCCCTTCCTTGACGTTATGGCGGGCGAAGGCATAGACATTTTGCGCGACTTCTCGAAGGGCATTCAAGAGGCCAACGGCGACGTTTCCAAAATGGGGGACGTGCTGGGCGACGCAATTTCAGACGTGTTAAACCTTGTCGTTGAGCATTTGCCCGAATTCGTTGACATGGGCGTTGAAATGGTAAAATCAATCATTTCGGGGATCGCAAGCAACGCGCCAACGCTGGCGACGGCGGCGGTGCAGATTGTGGAAACGCTGGTAGCGGGCATTGCTGAAATGTTGCCGCTTATCATCAACGGAGCGGTGCAAATCGTTGTCGGGCTGGCGCAAGGGCTGGGACAGTCTTTGCCGCGGCTGATCCCGCAAGTGGTACAGATGATAACGACGGTCGTTCAAACGCTGATCGACAATATACCGCTTCTTATCGAAGCGGCTTTGCAACTGATCGTCGGGCTGGCGCAAGGGCTGGTTAATGCAATCCCCGTGTTGGTGGCGGCGATCCCGCAGATCATCAACAGCGTTATAACGGCCATTCTGGGAAGCATACCGCTTATCATTCAAGCGGGCATTGACCTTTTGACCGCGCTTGTGCAGGCGTTACCGGAGATTATAACGGCCATTGTGGAGGCCATACCGCAGATTATCGACGGGATCATAACCGCCGTAATCGAAAGCATACCGCTTATTGTGCAAGCGGGAATTGATTTGCTGGTTGCGCTCATACAGGCGTTGCCGCAGATTATCACAACCATTGTCGCCGCACTTCCGCAGATCATAAGCGCGATTTGCGACGCGCTCATAGGGAACATAGATCAAATCATCATGGCGGGCGTGCAACTGTTTGTCGCGCTCATTCAGAATTTGCCCACGATCATAGTTGAAATCGTGAAGGCCGTTCCGCAGATCATTGAAGGCATTGTTTCGGCCTTCGGTTCGCTGGCCTACAAGATCGTTGAAATCGGCGGCAACATCATTTCCGGCATTTGGGAAGGTATCAGCAACGCCGCTTCGTGGTTGTGGGAAAAGGTAACGGGCTTCTTTGGCGGGATCGTGGACGGGATCAAGGGCTTTCTTGGCATTCATTCGCCTTCGACGGTGTTTGCGGATATTGGCGGCAACATGGCCGCGGGTGTCGGTGAAGGCTTCGGGGACGAAATGGGCGGCGTGGAAACGCAAATGCAGGGAGCTATGGGGAGCGCGGGCGCAATCACCGCAGAAGAGGCCGTGCGCGCCGTCAACGACGGGATCATAGCGAATATCGGAGCTTTGGACGCGGCGGTAACGGCCATTGTGGAACGCGTGGTAACGGGGCTTACGGCGCAATCGGCGCGGCTAAACCAGATCGGGCAGGACATGACGAAGTATATTGCTTCGGGCGTTGTGTCCGGCACGCCGAACGTAACGAACATCATTCCGCAGATCACGCAATCCATCATAACCGCATTCACCGCCCAGCAACCGAAATTCACAAACGCGGGCGTTGATATTGACAAGGCCATAGCGTCCGGAATGGTGCAGGCCATACCGGAAATCACCGCGAAAGTGCCGCAGATCATACAGCCGATCATAACCGCGTTGCGTAGCTTCATTTCGGAGTTCACCGCGGCGGGGGAAGATATGGTGCGGGGTATCTGGACGGGCTTTCAAAATATGTCAAGCTGGCTGGAAAGCAAAGTGCGTTCTATGATGCGTTCCATTGTGGCCGCCGTAGAAGCAGAAATGCAGATCGCTTCCCCGTCGAAGGTGTTTGCGGGGATCGGTGAATACATGGCCGAAGGGCTGGGCGTTGGCTTCGCCCGCGAAATGCAGGACGTTGAAAAGACGATCCGCAGGGCTACGGCCTCCACCGTTCCGGACGCGAAAAAGCCTTCTGGAAAGCTGAACCGGAGTGAAAGCGGCGGCGTGCAAGTGGTTCAAAACATCTACGCGAACGAAACGAGCTACGCCCAGCAACAGCGCGAAGCCGCAAAGCAATTCCGAATGATCGCGCGGGAGGTAATGGCATAATGGCAAGAAAAATCGAAAAATTGACGTACACGAATGAGCGTGGGGAAAGCATTGTCTTTTCCCACGCTTCTATTTACCACACGAACGAGGTTAGCGGCCTTTCCGACGTGCGCAACGCGATTTACAGCATAAACAGCATGGGACAGGACGGCGACACCTATTTAGGAAACCGCATAGAAAGCCGCGAAATTGAGATTGTGGGCAGTATTAGGGAGCGGGACAAAGACCACATGCGGGAATACCGCAGGAAAATGAACCGCGTTCTTAATCCGCAGTATGCGGCGACGCTGACATACGAATACGGCGACTTCAAGCGGGTTATTGATTGCAAGGTTGACAACGCGCCCGTATTCAGCCGCAAGGCGATCTTTCAAGACTTCACCGTGCAACTGCTTTGCTTAAATCCGTTCTGGCGCAAAGAAAGCAAGGCGCGGGACGATATAGCAACGTGGATCGGCGGGCTGGAATTCCCCGAAGAAATACCGCTTGAAGAGGGCTGGCAAATCGGCTTCCGGCAACCATCCCTTATCGTCAACGTATATAACGACGGCGACGTACAAGCGGGAATTCGCGTCGAGTTCCGCGCGCTGGGCGTGGTGAAAAATCCTTCCCTTCTCAACGTGGACACGCAAGAGTTCATCAAGCTAAATATCACAATGGAGGCGGGCGACACGTTGAGCGTTTCAACGGGCTACGGCGAAAAGGAAGTAACCTTGAAGCGCGGCGGGGCAACGTCTGACGCGTTCCGCTATTTGGACGTGGACAGCTCATATTTACAACTTTCGGTTGGTGACAACCTTTTCAGATATTCCGCGGAAGAAAACCTTGAAAATCTGGAAGTGTCCATTTACCACGATGATCTTTATTTGGGGGTGTGACGCATGGAGCTTTATATATACGACAGGGACATGACGTTGCACGGTGTCATTGATGAAATATCGTCGCTGATCTGGACGCGGAGGTATTGGGCGGCGGGCGAATTCAAATTGCTTGTGCCGTTCACCGCGCGGCACGTCGAGCTTCTGCAAAAGAACCGCCTTGTTTTGAAGCGCGGGGACACCGAGGCCGCCGAAATCCGCTATGTGAATATCAGCAAAAACACGCAGGGGCTTGAAGAAATCGAAGTGCAAGGCAAATTTATAACGCAATGGATCGGGAAGCGCATTGTGCGAAATCAGATCAGCGCAACGAGCGGGACGCAGGCCATTCTATACCGCATTGTGAATGAAACCGTTATTTCCCCTTCCGCGGCGGGGCGGGCGATCCCGAATGTGCTTCTTGATCCGCTGGACGCGGACACCGGAAGCGGAACGATTGACTATACTTCCGAGGCGTTCACAAACGCTTTGCTTGCCGTGGAAACCGCGGCGAAGGCGGCAAAGCTGGGCTTCCGTATGCGAACCGACGTGCGCGCGGGCAAGCACTATTTCAGCGTCTACGCTGGCCGCAACCTTACGGCAGATCAAGCGGACAATCCACCGTGCGTCTTTTCGCAAGAGTTCGACAACATAGCCGAACAGGAGTACACGAACAGCGTTGAAAATCTAAAAACAACCGCATACGTGGGCGGCGAAGAGGTTGAACCGCGCGTTGTGGCAGAGGTTGGCGGCGGCGCGTCCGGCCTTGACCGCGAAGAAGTGTTTGTAAATGCCACGGACATAACGAAGGTTTACAGGGACGCAAACGACAATGAAATAACGCGCACGGACGCGGAATTGCTGGCGTGCCTTATGGAGCGGGGCGCGTCGGAGCTGGAACAATACGCCGAAACGTTGAGCTTCGCAAGCAAGATTAACACGCACGCGAATTTGAAATACCGCGAAGATTACGATTTAGGCGATCGCGTGACGTGCGTAAATAAACGCTGGGGTATCAAGATCAATGTTCGGATCACGGAGGTAATGGAAACCTACCAACAGAACATTGAAGAAATTGATATTACCTTTGGCGAGAGTTTGCCCGCCCTGCTTACGCAGATACGGCAGATCACAAAGTAAAGGGGTGTAAACATGGAAAAATCAAGTTTCTTCAACAGCGTGTCCGGCGATCGCGTGTACCGCGCGGAGGAATGGGCAGAATACTTTGCTTCTTTCATTGGAAACGGCGTGTTCCCCGTCCCTTCGTCCGGCCTGCAAGTGGTGGCGGGTTCTGGAATGGCCGTCACCGTGAAGACGGGCAAAGCGTGGATCAATGGCTATTTCTATTACAACACGGGCGATCTTTCCGTAACGCTTCCAACAGCGGACGGCGTGTTGACGCGGATTGATCGAATTGTTGTGCGGTGGGATTTAACGGAGCGGCTAATTTCCGTTGTGGTGAAGTCTTCCACGCCTTCCGCTTCGCCCAGCGCGCCCAGCTTGCAGAGGGACGCGGACGCATACGAATTATGCCTTGCCGATATAGCGATAGGCGCGGGCGTTACGGCCATTTCGCAGGCGAACATAACGGATCGCCGCCTTGACGGTGCTTTGTGCGGCGTGGTGGCGGGCGTGGTGGATCAGATCGACACGGACGCGTTCAACGCCCAGCTTGAAGCATGGTTCACGGACTACAAGGCCGCAAGCGTGGAGGAATTCAACGATCTTGTGTCCTACATGCGTTCTTTGGAATTGCTGGGCGATCAGCAGTACGCCGCGCTTCAAGCCTACATGAACACCTTTAAGCAGAGCGCGGAAAACGACTTCAACGCGTGGTTTGCTTCCCTGCAAAACGTACTTGACGAAGACACGGCGGGGCATTTGCTCAATCTCATTCAGAACAACACCGCACGAATTGAGCTGATCGAAGCCGTGCTTTTCAACGACATTACGGCAAATCCGTTCCTTATCCTCTTTGATAACCTTGACGGGATCGTGTCAACGGGCGTTTGGAACGCCGCGTTGCAAAGGATCGAATGTTGACGCGGTGCGCTTGCACGGGCGCGGAATTATCGTGTGTCATTGGAAATATCTTCACGGAGCTTCGCCCGCCTTGCGACGTATGCGGCGCGGCGGCGGTGGTGATCCGCGGGATTACGCCCAGCGGCCACGAAGCAACGATAACCATTACCGCGGCGGGCTTCGATTTTGAAGGGTGCGCCGAAGATACCGCGCTTTTAGAGCGGATCAGAAAGGCAAGGTGCATTCATGCAGGGACAGGAGCGGGAACGTAAAGAACCGTCCGAATTCAACGTGATTGTGAAGGCGAAAGACCTTGTAAAGCATACCTTCACGATCACGAACAGCACGGAACGATACCCGAAGAAATACCGCTTTACGTTGGTAAACCGCATACAGGACAAAGCGGTTGATATTTACGAAGCGACGCTTGAAGCGAACGAATTAGATTTGCGGCAAGCGGACGAATTCAGACAACGGCAGAGGCTTCAAGCAAAGGCGTTGACATATTGCAAGGAGCTTCTATTTTTCATAGAGCTTTCGCAAGAAATGGGCTTCATTTCAATGAAAAGTTGCGAATATTGGTCGAAACTTACGCTTGAAGTGAAGTACATGGTTTCCGCGTGGAAAAAGCGGGATAAAACGAGAGCTTGAAAACCGTTCGGGGAATGCCTTGTAGGTTCTTTTTTCCTTGCGCGCCCCCGCCGCCGAATTCCGGCAATTCGTACAACGTGCGCAATGTCAATTCTTCGGGCGCGTTGAACAACAACAACGCGTACAACGGCAATAGGGGCGTGCGCCCGCTTCGGTGGAACGCTTGACCGAGTAGGCCGCACGGCTGAAAGCAATGCACCACCAACAAAGGAAGGTGTTTCCCTTCCCTGCTATCCACGGCGGGGATAAATACAAGATTGCTGATACCGAAGCATTGCCCGCGGGCATGGCAGAGGTTACGCACGGCAAGGAGTTTTTTAACCATGAACGACTTTGAAAAAGTCTGGAATTTTGAACGCGTCTACCGCG